AAGTCTTCGGAAAGTACATGTACTGGCACGAAGTTCGCAGGGTATCTCGGTACTCAATCAGGTCATCAACCCACGACTTTCTAAGGCAATGAAAAAGAAAGGAGAATGTCTTAAGTGTGGAAGCAAGGAACAAATGACCATGCACCATTGCATACCAAAGGTATTCAAAGTACCCACTAACAAAGTACGCCTGTGTCGCACTTGTCACAATGCTGTCGAAATAGAAATTGCTACAGAGGAGGCTCGTATCGGTAACGAACGCTACGGTAAACGATACCAGCTCCGCAATATTGATTATATTGAAATCCTAAACCAATACCTAAACACCTGAAATAGTGGTGTTTTTTTTAAAACGAGTTAGTACAAATGCTTTGACATACCACCATACGAAGTATATTATTGATATATGTTCATAAGAAAAAAAGGAACCACAGTAAAACAAATGGCCTACGCTCGCAAGTTATTTGGAGGAGAAGGGACATCTAAAAAACAAATGGCTCTCGATGTGGGATATTCTTCTGCAGTATCTAATTCTGTGAAAGCTCACATAGAAAATAAACCTGGATTCAATAATGCCATGACACAACTTGCAGTTGATTCTAATAACCTGGCTCTCGCTGCGATGCACGAGTTCAAGTCCCGGGGATTTGAAGACTTTTCAAATACTGAACTTACTGGAGCACTTAATGCTATCGGTAGTGCCTGGTCGAAATTTAATGCACCGCTGGCGGAGAAACCTGTGAGTGAACCTGCGAACAAATTGCGTAGTATCGTAATTCAACAGATTGAGAACCAGACTAATATTAAGGGGGGAGGAAAAAAAGACCCTATTAAAAGAAATCCTATCACTGACGTGGAGGCTAACGACAATCCAAATGATTTTTAAAAACGATTTTATACCAGGTATAATAATAGTAACAATTCTCGGACTCATTATTACAGGTGCGTTGATTTTACTTTTCAATATAGTTGATGCAAACTATTATTATTATTAATATGATAAACCAAAACTTTAAAGACAATAAACAGCATGATATTAATACTGTAGAAACACTGACACAGAATCCTTCTCTAATAAAAAACCAGGAGTGGAGATTGAAGAATTTGTATAAAATAATTACTAAAGATGGAACGAAAGAAACGTTCCAGATGAACCCAGCTCAGAAACACTTTTTTGATAACTATTTAAATGTACCTAAGCCATATCACCGACATGTGATTTTGAAAAGTCGTCAATTGGGGTTTACAACATTCATAGACTTGTATATTCTCGATTCTATTCTATTCCAAACGAACAAGGAAGGAATTATTATTGCTCACAAGGTTGAAGATGCTACAACGATATTCGATAAAAAAATCGAGTATGCCCTGCGTAACATGGCCGAAGATGTGAAAGGTGCGTTCTTTAAAGTGAACCAAAAGTCTGCACGTAAAATTCAAATCGTTCTTGACTATGGTCCGGAAAAAGGAGCTACATCGTCAATTGCAGTTTCCACTTCAGGAAGGTCTGGAACGTACCACCTTGTGCATATCTCAGAGTTTGCAAAGTTGTGTGCACAGTATCCTAAGCGAGCTGAAGAGGTAGAGCGAGGAACATTCCCGACAGTTCCATTCGATGGGTTTATTTTTATCGAGTCTACTGCGGAAGGTATGGCCGGAAGATTCTATGAGATATTTCAACAGAACTGGCTGACAAGAGATAAGATTACACCGCAACTTTCTCAGGTGGAGTTTCTTCCCCATTTCTACAACTGGCAATACGATACGATGGAAATGAAAAAAATTTACGAAACAATCCCAGTGAAGGATATGAAGATATCCGAAATTGACTGGGAAAGTTACCAGAAGGAACACAACCTGAACGATACGGAGATTACATACTATTACATGAAGTGGTTGCAGTTTGGGGGGTTGAACTCACCGGATGCGATTAAATCTTTGATGCAGGAATACCCGACTACGCAGGAAGAAGCATTTCTTTCAACAGGGCAGACATACTTTTCTACAGCTAAAGCTTCAAAACTATTACAAGTTGCTGTCAAGGGAGAGAAAGGAGAACTTACAATTGACGGGAAAGGTGAGGTTACATTCAACACTTGCTCTGGAGGGAATTTAGAAATATTCAATCATCCCGAAGTTGGCACAAAGTATGTTGTTGGAGGCGATACATCGGAAGGTCTCGCTCATGGGGACCGACAGGTTTTATATGTAATTAATCACAAGACTGAAAAGTGTGATGCGATTTACAGGTCTCAAGTACCACCTGACGAGCTTGCAGACGAAGCGTACAAGGTGGGAAAATATTTCAATTGGGCTCTGCTTGGAATTGAGGTAAACAAAGACGGTTTGTGGGTGAACGATGCTCTGGAAAAGAAGGGGTACATCAACCTTTACTACCGAAAGTCATTCGATGACATTACTCAAAAAGTAACGAAGTTCTTCGGGTGGAAGACAACCTCTGCGACACGACCATTTGCACTCGCTGCTCTCAAAGCTGTGTTCTTTCGACTTGAGTCTGGGTTTCCCGCTCAAATACTTGAAGAGATGTTTACTTTTATTCGAAACATGAAAGGAAAAGCGGAAGCTATGGATAAAAAGTTTGATGACGTAATTATGGCAGCTAGTATCGGATATGCGATTCTTCAAGAACAAGGCAACTACGAAGGTGATTCACAGCCGAGTGAAGGTTTCAGTCACATGAAAGCAATCTTTGGAGAGCAAGACTGGTCTGAAAGAAATTAAAAAGTGCATATCTAGTTTAAAAACGATTTATTATTTGCTTTTTAAAACAAATAGTTCATAATTAAACTAAATAATCCATAATTTTTTTAAAAACATGCCAGAACACAAAGAGTACGAGGAGATATACGATACAGCATCTCCAAAAAAGAAGAAAGCGAAGCAAGATGATGTTGATACAATAAAGTTTATTGACGGGAAGAAAAAAGAGATGAAAAAGAGTCAATATAGAGAGCGTTTTGATAATCTCTATCGTGAAATTGAACAAAACATCATGTCTACTGAAGTTTCCTATGGTGAAAAGCTATACGAGAAGTCTGGGTTTGGTTCATCTATACAGTATAACAAGATGGCAAATGGTGCATACGATATTAATGTGTATCCATCAAAGCTAAATGACCGAGACCAAAATCGTTCTGGTGTACCCGTGTCTCAAGAGCCTATTGCATTCTCAAAGATTATGATTGCTACCTCAGTGCTCGCAGGAAAGCTTCCAGATGCTCAAGTAGTTTGTGACGACAAGGTGTATGGAAAGGCAATGTACGAACTGTGGAAAAGAAACTGGTCTATGACAGGAGCAAACGGGGCAAATACTCTGATGCTTGTGTATCAAAACCTATTTACATACGGATGGGCTGCTTGGAGGGTGTATCCAAGACGAGTTCAAGTTCCACGAAACGGAACAACTAAAATTTTATTTGATGATATCTACCGAGAGCCGCTTGATGTTTCAAGAACATGGCTTGGAATCGGATTTAATAATGGAGACATTTGGTCTCAAACAGAAGTGTATTATGAAAGGGATATGCCGAAGGAACTTTTCTATGAAATGTATCCAGAAGCTAAATCTGCAAAAAACCGTAAGAAGCTGGAGTACTGTTCAGTCTCTGAAGAAGCTAAAAATGAAAACTCTGAAAAAGCACGTACAAGTGTAACTATCGGATATTACGAAAACGTTCTGACAAACAGATACATTGTTTGCTGTGGAAAAATGGTTATTTACGATGGGGAACTTCCTAACGATGGCTCACACGGGTCTGTTGTTGTAGCACGATGTTTCCAAAAGAACATGAATGACCCTCACGGAGTTGGACTGTACGAAATGATGCGAGGTAACACAGCAATGTTTACATATCTTAACTCACTCAATGCACAGCAAGTAGAGGCCGAAATATTCCCACTACTATTCGGAACTCAAATTCAAAATGGTTCTGCTACATATAAGAGAGGTCCAAACGTTGTAAACCCAAAACATCCAGGTACCGATATTGACGTTGTAAAGACTTCGGGGAATGTTCAACAAGGTATTCAATTTGCAGTACAGCAAAAACAATCTATCGAAGAAAACACGGGAGTAAACAACATTGTTGCAGGTACTCAATCTGAAACAACTCTCGGTTCAACAGTTATTCTAAAAGAAGCTGCGTACAACCGATTGACCCCACCTAAGAACTCTGTGGTTACAGGTCTTGAACTCGATGCTCACATTGCCAATACATGGATTACTCAAATCTATCCTGTGGATAAAATATTTATGATTGATTCTGACGACCAGCTTGCGGAGTTTGCAAAGCAAAACCCTGACTACTTTGTAGAATCTCAGGAAGTCTTCAACGATGAAGGAGTTATGGTAGGAATGGTCGCAGCCGCATCTCAAAACCTACGACTAAACTTTGACTTCACACAGGAAGGCGAGGTTATGGATAACGTTCCAACTAGACAAATTTCTGCGAAGGGACTATTTGATGAAATGGAAAATACAGGACACAAGTCTGACTATATCCAATTCATTATCGACCCAGACTCTATGCTCCTTCCATCACTAGAAATTCAGAAGCAAACATACATGGCTCTTTTCCCAGTGATTACAAATCAAATTACTTTGATTTACTCAATGAGAAACCAAGACCCAGAAGCCGCCGCATCGCAATTGATGGCACTTGAAAAACTTCTCGATATCCAGAATGGAGACATATTCGATTACATTTCAAAAGCTGACTACGATGCAATTCTCGCTATGGAACCATCAGATATGCAAAAGAAAATGCAACAAGAACAAATGGAGCAAGAAGCTCGAAACACTGCTATGCAAAGTATGGCAGGTGGTCCTGGAGGCGGAGGTGATACTGGAATGCCAATGGGGCAACAAATGTCGGGGGATGGAATGGACCCGATGCAACCACAGGCTCCAGGAGAAATGCCGAGGCCTCAATCTCCGATGGGGTCCGCAATAGATGCTTCGGTAGGGCGTGCTGGTAATTCACAAGGATAATATGAAAATATCAAACATGTTTAAATCAGCAAATGACTACATAGATTTCTATGTAGGGAAAGGGGGGCCGAGTGACACTCCGGAAAACCGGGCGAGAACTCTGGCATACTTTACCAGCTTAATGGATTAAAAAATGGAAGACGAAACACAAAACGTAAGTCTAAGGCAAAAGAAAATTGCTCTTGCTACAAGCGAACATGCTCCAATCATTATCGAACTGATGAAAGATTGTATGGAGAGCACGCCGATTGTGGCAAGCACACAGTGGAAAACTATTGTGAATGCACTCACACTTGAAATTCAAAGTACGATGTTGCGAACAATGGTCGACCACTTGGAAGGAATTAGGAAAGGTAAACTACACGATAAAATATAATGGCAAAAAAACCAATAGAATTAAAGAAAGAAAACTACACAGTACAAATTAATTACTCTAAGGATGCTATTAAAAATAAGCTGATGAAGTTTATTCCAAAGGAAGGAACTCCCTTTGTAGTTAGTGCAGAAGAGATTACTTCAATGCTAGTTGGAGGAGTCAATGCGAGTATGCTAGAAGCAACATTTGTAGAGTCTGATAGAATTAATGTTGTGGAAGTTGGTAGACAAATTCAATGTTCCCTTGATAAAGATATGAAGAAAGGTGATATTATAAACATAAATTACACTCACCCATATCCTATTGAGTTCGCACTGATTGAAGAGGCTTATAAAATAGCCAAAATAGATGAAAGTATTCCCAAAGTTACACTAACTAAGGAGTATATAAATGAAGTTAAGTCTAAGCTCAAGCCAGAAATGTCAGAGTATATAGACAGCTTCTACAAATCGTTTAAAAATATTAAAAAATAACCATCGTCACCACCCACGATACGGGTCGGATAAAATTATGGAAGAAACAAATAGGGAAGTAAAAAAAGTTACTAAAAAGAAAGAAACAGCCAGCTTACTAAATATACAAGGAAAAGAAGTACTCGACAAAGACTACTTCTTTGCAGGTGTTGTACCATCGGGATTCAAAAAGACATGCGGTAACCCTGTGGATAGAGAAGACTTGGTTGCAGTATTTAATAAGGTTTTTAAACCAGAAGATAATATCTTATTTTATAAACAACCTGATAAGGAGGTATACATCGTTATTATACCTATTGTGTATTCAACTGATATTGGAGAACACAATGACTCAGTTGATGGAGACTTCCAGAAACACGCAATATCTTTTATCAATGAAGGCTCAGTAAATGCTGATACTTTAAAACACAAACTTGAAAGAATTAGAAAGTTTATAAATTTTTCTGATAGATAAATTGCAATTATTTAAAAAGCATTATACAATTAACTTAACCATCGTCACCACCCACGATACGGGTCGGATAAAATTATGGAACCTGAAAAAACAGATGAAAAAGTGATAAATACCGAAGAGATTGATGAAACAGAACTCGATAGAGAACTTGAAGAATCAATAAATTCAGTAAAAGCTGGAAAAGCACCAACTCCAATTAAGGAAGAGGTCAAGGATGAAGAAGGAACTGAAGAAGAGCCGAAGGGCGAAAAAGAAGAACCAGAAACACCGGAGGACCCCAGCACCCCTCCAACTGAGGAAGCGAAAGCCGATGGATACGATTTCCGTATTCCAAATAAAGGCAAGTTCGAATCGGATGAATCTTACGAGAAACGAATTGAACTTATGGACTTGGTAAAAAGGCGAAAGCTGGCCAAGACCGATGAGCAGACTCAAAAACTATCAGATGAAATAAATGCCACCAAAGGACAATTAAAAACCCTTAATGGTTCTGATAAACTTATCAACCCACTCAGTCAAAAGAGTGGTGTAGAAGTTAGAACTGAAGACGAAGAAGAGGATGAAACTCTCAAGGCAGATAAAGAACGACTAAAAGCACTAGGTGGGGCAACCAAAGAAGACATTCAAGAGATGTTACAAACGGAACGCCTCGCACAGGAAGCAACAAACACAATAAATACATTTGTTGGAAGACACGAACAATTTAAAGATGAAGACACTCTGTCAGTATTCTTTGACTTCGTTGATTCAAACTACAATTGGCAAAACAAAAGTGGTAAAGAATTAATGACAGTCCTAGAGCTTGCACAGGAAAGCATGTTTAAACCATCGGAGTCTATACAAGAAAGAGTATTGAAAGGTGCAGACGTTCAGAATAAAGTCAATGCAATGCAATTCCCAGGAGGAACTGTAGCAAAGACTCAATATTCTCCAGAAATCAAAGAATCTCTTCAAGAGATGATGAGTGCTGGATTGTCGGAAGAAAAAGCCCTCGAACTTCTATCTGAAGAATAAACTACTACGCAAATCTAAACGTAAAACTTTATGGCAACAATCAAACAGGCTAAAATAAAGAATACACGTGAATTAGCGGAAGCTAACAAAGGTTCAGCAGTTGTTCTAGCAAAAGGGGAAGCTCTTATGCTTACAGCAGGACTCGCAGTCCCAGCTACAAGTGCAACAGTGCGAGCAACTTTGTTAGGTGTATGTAATCAAAATATTACAGCAGCAGAAGCTTTAACTCGGGTTTCTTATATCGTGCCATCTGACGAAGATACATTTATCTTCTCAACAACAAACAACTCAAACCCTACTCACAACGGACAAGCAATGGTGCTTTCAAACTCAACAAACGTGAACAACACAGGGACAACATCAGCAACAGGAATCGTGGTACAGGTCGAACCATTTGGAGTAGCTGCCGATAGACTTATTATTGGAAAATTTGTGACTATTTAGTCTCTTATTATAATTAATTAAAATACTATGAACGGAACAATACAAGACTATGCAGTCATTGTGAACAATGTCGTAAAACACATTGCACCGAAAGTCTCACCAACTGTACGAGCCGAATACCTCGACTTCATGTGCAAGGTTGACAACAGCGAACGAATTTATTCTGACGTTGGAGTTACAGGACTTGGAATGGCTGAAGTAATCCCGGATGGAGGAATTGGAGCATCTGATGCACCAATCCAGGGATTCTCAAAAAACTATGTTCAAATGCACTTCACTAAGAAAGTACGTTTGACATTCCAAAGTAACTTCTTCCTATTTGATGGAGCAGCCGCAAAAATCAAAGGAACAGTTAAGTCAAAAGTTTTGGAAGGAAAGAACGCAATTGAACATGCGAAAAACTACCTTGCTCAATCACTTTTGTCACAAGGATTCGACACATCATTCACATGGACTCCTATCAACAACGTAGGAACTCCTCAACCAATTGCTACAATTGGAGCTGATGCAGTAGAATACTGGTCACAAGCTCACCCTCGTGAAGACGGAGGAGCAGCGTGGTCAAACGTGATTGTAGATGGAGCAACAAACTCTCCAGCTTTCACTTACTCTGCTTTACTTGCTGCACGAAGACTGCACTCTGTAAAGAAAGATGGGCGAGGACTTCCACTTATCTCAGACCTAGACACTCTAGTATGTCGAAAAGGTTCAACAACTGCTCAAACAGCAAAAACTATTCGAGCTACAATTGAAAAAGGACTTGCTCCTAATCAGGCTAACGTGTTTAACAACGCTCCAGCTACTGATACATTCAAAGTTGTAGAACTATCGCCTTACCAAAGTCTAGCCCTAGATGGACTACAGTGGGGAATGTTCGATTCAAAGATGATGACTGCGGACTACGGATTCCTTTACATCGAAGCTCTTCCAACACGGGCAGAACCCGCTGTTATAGACCTTCTTGGAAACCAAGACCTAGTTATGAACTTTAACTCACTTGCAGTTATGGGAGCATCTGACCTTCGAGGATGGATGTGGTCAGCGGGAAA